GGATTAGGAAATAATAAATTTATGAATCAATTAAATAAATTAAATATTGAACCATCAGAATATTTAAAAATAGCAAGACAAACAGCACAAAAAGCAGGATATAATCCAAAATTATTAAATTTTAGTAATAATAATAAAAAAAAACTAGTATATGATAATATTGATTTTGGAGCAGTAAATTATAATGATTTTATTATTTATAAATTAACTAATCCAGAAATTGCAGAAAAAAAAAGAGAGAATTATAGAAAACGCGCTTTTAAAGTAATGCAAGAAACAAATAATAAATATTCTCCTGCTAGTCTTGCTTACATGATAATTTGGTAATTATTAAAATTATGGCTTAATTTTAATACTAATAAAAGGGTCAGCCTAGTAACCATAATTATTATTAAAATAGATAATAATTATTCATGAATCATTGTTGAAACTATTTCATCAAAACTAATTTTATATTTCTTTTTTAAAAATTGCATATGTTTATAATATTGTTCTAAATTCATTTTATAATCAATCATTTTTAAAATTCTATATACACAATGACGACCACAAGTATTTACATCTGATTTTTCTTTTTGATATTTAAAAGGATTATATACAACTATTTGATTATCTTTAACTTTATTAAATAATCTAGTAATAAAAGGTATTACAGTTCCTAATTTAATTCTAGTATTACAATCAACCCATTTTAATTCGCTATCTGGTTTTAATCCATATGGGTCAAAAAATTCTATAAACTTATGATATTTTAATAAAGCCGTCCAATGTCCTTTATTTGGAGCATCTAAATATAATAAAATTACATAATCAATTGGTTCAGGAAGTAACTGATTAATATCATTATAATTTCTTAAATCTGTATATTTTAATATTTTTGCATCTGGTAAATAAAATCTTATGTCTTGGTCATCCATAGGTTGCTCTTCTACATCTTTAATTTCTTCTTTAAAGCCATCTAAATCTTTAATATTATCTTTAACCATTTATAATATTAAAAAAGATAAAATTATTTTATAAAAGTGAAATAATACTATTTAAAGTAACAAATGCATCAGTAACTTGACTATTTTGATTTGTTTGAACATTTTCTAAAATAGTCTTAATTGCAGTAAATGCATTTTTTAAAGTAGTATTAGTAAGTGTTCTAATTCCAGTTACAGAACCAACAACACCAGCAGAACCACCAACAGAAGCACTTAATGCAGTTGTAGAAATAGTTAAATTACCATTTGTACCAGTAATATTAATACCACTACCAGCAGTTAAAGAAATAACACCAGAATTATTAATAATTGGATTTGATTGAGTTCCAGTTTTTGAAATACCAACTCCAGCAGTTATATTATTTATAAATGAAGTTCCTGTAATACTTGAACAAGTTAAATTACCACTTATAACAGCATCGCCATTTACAGATAAAGCTTTATTTAAAGTATCCATTTTACCAACATTAACCCCTACCCTTCCATCTGTATCAACTCTAAAATAATTATAATTATTTGGAGGAGTTCCATTTTGAACAATCAAACCATCATAAGGAGTACTATTTGCTATAGTTAAAGTATGATTTGGTAATACTAAATTAGTATTAACAACAACAGCGTTATCATTACTAGCATTTAATGACAAATTTGAACCATTAACGGCAGATATAGAAGTTAAATTTATTATATCGTGAGAATTTCCATCTAAATCAGTCTGCAAAGGATTAGTTAAACCATCATTTTCAACATGTTCAACAGCTTGCATTAAGTTATTTAATTTCGTACCTAAATTAAAAGACATTATTATAATATTATTTTAGATTTTATTTTTGATAAAAATAAATGTGAATATTTTATATAAAATTTTTATATAAAATAATAATATATAAAAAAAAATAAAAAATGTTTCAAGATGATTTAAAATTTGGACAAAAATATGAACAAGAATTAATAAACATTTTAAAACCAGAATCATATGAATTAAGTAAAGGAAAATTTAAACCCTACGATATTATTATTACAAATAATAATAAAATTAGAAAGTATGAAGTCAAATCAGATAGACTAACATATAAAACTAAAAATTTATGTATTGAATTTGAATGTTCTAATAAAGAGTCTGGAATTCAAACTACCGAATCACATTATTACGCCTATTTTGTGATAACAGATAATAATAATTATGATTTATATATTATACCAACAAAAAGATTAAGAAAAGAAATTGAAAAGAAATCATATCATAAAATTATGAATGGTGGCGATGGATGGCGAGCAAAATTTTATTTATTTAAAATAGATAAATTCGAAAAATATAAAATTTCACTATAAAAATGTCAAAATATTATGACTTAGATTTTTAATATTAAAAATCTAGATGTTTCACAGTAAATAAGGTGTAAAAATATTAATATTTTTAATAGATTTTTCATTGTAAATATGTAAAATGCCCTATTTTGATGGCTAGATATTTAAAATATATTTACAATTAAAAATCTGATTAAATTTTATGGTTTTTTTAAGACAAATTTAAATTATATTTTAAAATTGTCTTTTCTAAATAGTTATTATAATTTTCTTTTATTTGAATTGATTTAATTTGATAATTTAATTCATCATTTTGTTCCATTAATTTGTTAATTTCATAATCTAGTATTTTTATTTTTTTATTTAGTTCCTTATTTAAATCAGTAACTAATTTATAATTAAATTCAGAATCTCTTAAAGTTGAATTTAGTCGAGATATTTCAAAATTTTTCTCATATAGTTCATGTTTTAAAATTTTTCTTTCTTCTTTATCATTTAATTTGTTAATTTCATAATCTAGTATTTTTATTTTTTTATTTAGTTCCTTATTTAAATCAGTAACTAATTTATAATTAAATTCTGAATCTCTTAAAGTTGAATTTAGTCGAGATATTTCTAATTTTTTCTCATATAGTTCATGTTTTAAAAGTTTTTTTTCTTCTTTACAGTCCATTATAAATTTATATAATATTTTATTTTTATATAATATTTTATTTTTATAATATTTTATTTTTATATATAAAATAAAATCTAATTTAATAATATAATAACATGAGTGTTCAAAATATCATTGATGCCAATGGAAAAATTGATGAACTTTATTTAAGCGATACTTTTACTAATACTTTAAATATCGTTTCAACTCCTTTAACTGATGCCGCTTTATTAGTAGGCGCACCAACTCCTGCAAATCCTGCTACTACTACAAATGTGGCTAAAATTCAATTAGTTGGAAATTTAGACGGTGCAAGTCAAAAAGAATGGGATATCGCTGTAGCTTCTGCTGGTCATGCTGGTTATACTGGTTCTTCTTTAGAAGTTTGGGGATATGATAATGCCGGAGCTTTTCCAGATAGAAGAGCTTTATTAATTTCTGAAGATGCCCAAACTGTAACAGTAGGTAATGATTTCTCTTCAAATCCAGTACTTCAATTAAGTGGTACTGTAAATGATGTAATTACAACTGGTAGAGTTTATGATGAAGTATATAATCCTGCTATTACTAATTTAAATATTTCAACTGGTCCACAAGCTATTGACCCACCTTTTTATTCTGCTGAAGCAAGAGGACAAATTGGCGGAGGTACAACTATTGACGCACAATTTACATGCTCTAAAACTGGAGTTTATGCTGTATTAATGACTGTAAGAATGACAAGCGCATTACCTACTCATTACGCTCCTAATGAATTATTATGGCTTGAAACATTAGACCAAACTGTAGGTGCTCCTGATAATGGTATTGTTCCTAATGGTTCTATAAATGTAAATACAAATATATTGGGTGTTCCTACTGCTGGTGCTTTACCAAATGATTTTACTTCTATGACATTAGTAAATTTAGTTGAAGGTAAAGTATATATGATTGGTTGTGGTATTAATCAATTAGATGGTGCTCCAAGTGTTACAATTTCACCCTCTGCCGGTATTTCAATTTATAAACTTGGTTAAATAAAATAATTTTATGGGAGGATTTTTAAAAAAAATGACCAAAATTTTTTATTTTTCAAAAATATTTTATTTGTATTAATTAAAATATTTAAAATAATTTTTTTTTTTTAGAAAAATCCTCCCAAACCTCCCGTAAATTTTTTTAATATAGATTTTTATATAAAAAATAATCTATTAATATTATATAATAAAATGTCTTTCGGAAATAAAAATTTAAATTCTTTGGAACCAATCCATCAATATTTAGATTTGACTTTAGTCAATAATGATACTACTGGAACTAAACCCGCCCAAATGTTAACATTTAATGAAATTCGTAACAGTCCTATTATTTCAAACCCATCTGATTACTTTTTAAGTGTAATTCGTTTTATGTTAGAAACTCCATCTCTACCTTTATTTATACCTCAAGTATTATTAGGTCAAACAGATTATAATAAAACTATTTATACAATTACAATGACTTATAAAACTTTTGAATATCAACAAAATATAATGTTTGAACCTCAAGATTTAAGTGTACCAATACCAAATGTACCTTTAGATTTTCAAGATTTAACAACTGCCTATTATTTTATTTATTCTTATACTCACTGGATGAAAATAATGAATGATTCTTTTATTGCTTGTTTTAATGGTTTAAATAGTCTTGTTGTTGCTGGTGGTGATACTCTTCCAACTACAAACGCGCCATTTTTAGAATGGGATGTTAATAATTGCACTGCTATTTTAGATTGTGATGTAAATGGATATAATCAAAATGGTTCAAATCCTATTAATATTTATTTCAATACTCCATTATATAATTTATTTTCATCTTTTGAATCTAATTATTATGGTTATAATGTAGCTAATGGAAAGAACTTTTTAATTAGAGTTTATGATATAAATAATACTAATATTTTAAATTTACCAACTTATAACGCTATTCAAATGTATCAAGAATATTCAACTGCTCCTTTATGGAATCCAGTACAATCATTAGTATTCTCAACTGGTTTAATTCCTGTTGTTCCTTCTTTAATTAGTGCTCCTAAAGTATTCGGACAAGAAGCCAACTTATTTAATACTGGTAACAACGCAAATATTGCTAGTATTATTACTGATTTTGAAGTAGCATTAACAAAAGGAAATGAATATAAACCATCTGTAAATTATAATCCTTCTTCTGAATATAGATTATTTGACATGAACGGAAACAATCCTTTAAGTGCTGTTCAGATAACTGTATTTTGGAAAGATAAATTTGGGGGTTTACATCCCTTTTATTTAACTTCTGGAAGTACTGCAAATATTAAAATTATGTTTAGAAAAAAAGAGTATAATATTTCTGCTCCTAAATTTATAAATTAATGATTTAATAATATATAGAATTTTTAAATTTTTTTAATTTTTATTTAATTAAAAAAGTATAAATTTTTTTCTCCGTAATAATTATAATAAAATGTCTCAAGATTTTAAAAAAGTCCTCGTAAAAGACTCCCGTCTAATGGTTACTGATTCTATTAACTACGCTGTCTTTAAAGGTGGTCAAAATATGACTGTTGCAAAATTCAACGCTATTTCTGCAAGTACAAGTCAGCTTACTTTTAACTGTCAAGTGCCCAGTGAGAATACCATAATAGATAGGCGCTGCATGTTACATTCTACTTGGAAAATTCAAATCACTGGTACCGTCCCAACTATTGGAGATTATTTAATCAATGTAGGTTCTCAAGATGCGTTAGCACCTTTCCCTGCACATCAATTATTTTCAACTGCTCAAATTACTATAAATAACAATACTGTATCTATGAATGTCCAAGATGTTATCAATGCTGTTCTTCGTTCCAATGATAACCGTGAATTACAAGCTTATAATGGTATGTGCCCCGTAGCATTTGATACTTACCGTAATTATTCTGATGCTGTTTTAGCAAATAACAACCCTCTTGGTTCTTATGTAAATGTATCTGATAATGATATTCAACCCCGTGGTGCTTTCTATATTGATGATATCACTGGTAACACTCCTGCAGCTGCTGCTGGTGAATCTAAAACTGTAGTTGTCACTTTCTCTACTGCAGAACCTTTACTCGTAAGCCCTTTTATCTTTGCAGACCCTAAATCTAACAATCAAGGTATTTATGGTGTCCAAAACTTAAATGCTGTTTTTAATGTTGGTCAAGCAAATCGTGTTTGGAGAAGTGCAAACCCTAATATTTCTGGTGTTTCTGTTGTATCTTGTGATAAGGCTGAACTTGTTTTTAATTTTATCACTGGTCACCCATCTGATTTAATGAGTGCAAGAAATGTAGTCCCTTATTATGAACTCCCTCGTTATATTTCTCAAATTAAATCAAATGTACCAGTTGGTAAATCTACCCAACCTTTTAATAGCATTCAGTTAAATCAAATACCAGATAAATTAATCGTATTCTGCAGAAAACAATTAGGTGCTCAAACTGCTAATGATGCTGATGCTTTCCTTCCTATTACTGGAATTTCTCTAAACTGGAATAACCAAAGTGGTATTCTTGCATCTGCTACTGCTCAAGACCTTTTCAGATATTCTCGTGAATCTGGTTACAATGGTACTTGGAATGAATTCAGTGGTTCTGCTTGGAGAAATGCCCCCGCTGGTGGTGATGGTTCTGGAGTTCTAACTTCTGGTTCCATGCTAATGCTTACTTTTGGTGAACACATCCAAATCACTGAAGATTGGTACTCTGCTGGTTCTCTAGGTAACTTTAACCTCCAATTTGATATCTCTGTTGATAACAAAACCGGTGCTGCTCTTTCAAACTATGAAATTGTTTGTATCACTGTAAACTCAGGCTGTTTCGTTTGTGAAAGAGGTACATCTTCTATCTACACTGGTATCCTAACACGCCAAGATGTATTAGAAGCCTCCCAAATGGAACCTTACGGTAAAGATGATGTAAAGAGAATGATTGGTGGCGGTTGGTTTGATGTTCTTAAATCTGTAGCTGGTAAAGTTCTTCCTAAAGCTCTCCCTCTTGCTAAAAATCTCCTAAAAGAATCTGACAACAAATTTGCAAAAATGGGAGCTGAAGCATTAGGTGCAATGGGTTACGGTCAATCTGGTGGCAAACTTTCTAAAAGATTAATGTAAATTATTTTTTAATTAATTATATTTTTTAATAATATAATTAAATGAATTCTATAGATTATTCAGATAATTTCGAAGATTTATTAAAACAAGAAGCAGAAAAGGCTGAAAGTATGAGTATCCTACATAATAAAGCACATCAAAAATATAATCGTTTTAGTGTTTTTATTAATGCGCCAGTAATTATATTCTCGGGTGTTGTTGGTTTTCTTTCTCCTATTTCTTTATTCAATGGTCAAGCTATATTATTAGGTTCAATTTCATTATTTATATCAATATTAAAGGCTTTTGAATCTTATTTTGATTGGACTAAAAGAGCTGAATGTCATCGTATGACAAGTTTAAATTATATTAGAATTTCGAAATGGATACAAATACAATTAAGTCTAGAAAGAGACTGTCGAGTTATAGCTCGCGATTTATTAGATATTATTTCAAATGAACTTCAAAATATTAGAGATGCTGAGCCACAAATTCCTAATGATATTATAAAAGATTTTAATTTAAAATATAAAGATGAAGAAACTGCTAAACCAGCAATAACAAACGGTTTAACTTCTATTAAAATTAATAAGAATAAATTAGTTGAAAAGAAAAATGATTTTAGTATTCAAGTTAATATTGATAATCATATTAATGAAATTGATGATAGTATTAGTGAAGTATCAAAAAAAGAAACAGTAAAAGAAAAACCTAAATGGAAACCTTAATATTTAGATTTTAATTAAATATAATATAAAAAATTTAAATCTAAATTAATATTATTATAAATGTCATACGATAACGAGTATAACAGAAAACTAGTCGACCAAGTAAAAGCCTTAAATAATAGATTTATTGAAAATGGTGATTTAGAAGATGCAGGTATGGGGTCTGGTTTATCTGGTGGATTTTTAGGTGCTCTTGCAAGTGCTGTTTTACCTTCAATCATTGGTAAAATATTCGGTAATGGTTCAAGTGGTGGATGTATGAATTGTTCTTGTGGTAAAGGAATGAGTGGCGCAGGTATGCAAGCAGAATATAGAGATTTAGAAGGTTCTGGTAAAGGTGTAATGTTATATCAAAAACAAAAAGAAGATACTTGTGGAATGGGTTCATCTGGTGGTTCTGGCTTTGCTGCAGGAACTCAAATGGATACCGGTTTTGATAAAACAAAAGGAATTGAAGGAAGTGGTTTTATTTCTGATTTAAATATTCCTATTGTAAGCGGATTGGCTGGAATGTTTGGTCTAGGTGCTTCTGGAGGTAAAAAAAGAGGTCGTAAAAGTAAAATGGCTAGTGGTATGGAAGGTAAAGGAAAAAGTGGAGGTGTAAGAGTAAGAGGTAAAAAAATTAATACCGATACTGTAACATTTGCACCTAAAGCGACTGATTTAGATTCAAAAAATAATAAAGTTGTTGAAAAGGCTGTAATGCCAAGTTCTTCAATGTCTGGAATGGGTAAATCTGGAGGTAGAAAACCTACCGCTTGGTCTCAATTAGTTAAAGATGTTTTACAAAAGAATAAAGAACTTAAAGGAGTAAAAGCTGCTATTGAATATATAAAGAAAAATAATCTTTATAAAAAATAATTTTAATTTATAATTTTTTTTATAAATTAAAATCTAAAATAATATTATAATAAAATGAGTTTTCAAGATATTAGAAGAAGACAAATTCAAGAGGTTATTGATATGGATAAATCTATTAGTAGAAAAGTTTTTGATATGGAATTTAGAAATGTTAAAGAGTCGGAAGATGTAAATAAACCCCCTAAAATAGAGGATAAAAATTTATTTTTTCAAATTACAAAATATAAAGATTCTATTATAAGAAGTATTGACGGAAGTATTGAAGATTTACAAAGTCATGACTGGAATGCTATTTCAAAACAACAAAGAAGAGGAGAAGAAGAAGATTTCGAAATGGAACAAAGTGGTTCAGTTCTAAAAAATTGGAATGAAATGATAAATTATTTAACTAATTTCCAAAAATTTTATTTATTATCTGAAAATGATAGAAATAAAATATATGAAATTATTAATGAAGTTTTACCTTCTCTTGATAATTATATTAATTTAATTAATAGTATAGCTGGTGAAGTTTCAATCAATCCCGCTTATATTGTTCTTGATTATAATGAAATAATATTATTAAGACAAAAAATTGAAGATAAAAATTTATCTAGTATTAAAAAAGATAAAGCAGACTCCAAAATGATTACTGGTAGATATTCAGAAGGTTATAGAGAAAGAGAAAAATTAAAAGAAGACCTAGCTTTCTTAAATAAAAAACAATTAAAAGCTAAATTTATAAGTTTCTTAAAAGCTAGACAAGACGCATTAGATAATAATAATAAAGATTTATATTATAAATATGATGATTTAATTAATGTAATAAAAAGAGATGAAAGAATAGATAAAAGAGAAGCAGAAATAGAAGAAGCAAAATATAGAAAATTTAAACAAGATGCTGATGAACTAGCAGAAGAAGCTGGTGCTTTATCAGTAGATGAACTGGCACAACAATATAGAGATTTAATTGCTACTAAAAGAACTATTGAAGAAGAAGGAAATTTAGAAGATTTAGAAGAAATTAATCAAAGACTTGTACAACTTTTACAAGATGAAAGAACTGCTAATTTCCCCCAACTTTACGGTGAAGGTCGTACTAATATGTTAAAAGCTAAATATAGTAAAGTAAAAAATATGGGTTTTGATGATTCTAGAAATGATTTTTATAAAAAATAAAATCTAAATTAATAAATATATGGATATATCTGAAAAAAAAAATATACCTCAGGATTTAATGCCTTATATTAAATTATTACAATTAGATAATAATAAAATTAATTTATTAGGTACTGGAGGTTTAAAATCACAGTTTTATTATTCTGATTTTGATTTATTTAGTTCTATTGAAAAAAAGTTATCTGATAATGATTTATTTAATAAAATTTATAAAATTATTGATGATACAAATAATAATAATAATATGTATTTTATTGAGGGAAAAATTCAATTTTTAGATGGAGATAAAAAAAGATTTTACAGTATTGATGAATTAGAAAAGAAAGATTTTATTTATTCAAAAATAGAATTTATTAAACTAGATTATGTATTAAATTATTTAAATATATTTACAGAACTAAGTATTATTTATAGTTTAAATTCAAAATTTGATGAAGATGAAGATGAAGATAAATATATTGAATCTATTACGAATGATATGGATGAATTTTATAAAGAAGGTAATTATTATAAAGTATTAAAAAGATTATTTGCTATTTTAAATTTTAAGCAAGCAAAAGGAAAGTTAAAAAATAAAGATTTATTAATTATATTAAGCAGTTTTTTTAATTCTGATATTGGAAAAATGTATCAACAAGCTAGTAATTTAAAAGCTATTAAATTATTACTTGAAAATTACGATGATGAAGAAACTATTAAAAGAGTTTTGATAAATTTAAAAGACATAAAAATTAAACCGAATTTAAAAAAAATAGACTTTGAAATATCTAATTTAATGAAGAAAGTAAATGAAGCAGGTAAAAAGGTATTAGATTCTATAAAGGATGATATTAAATTTTAATTTTATTATATTAATATATAATAAAATGGCGCTCAATGTTAATAACATAGGTCGTAAAGTTGCAGTAATTAATGACTCTAAGAAATATAAAAATGTTGTTTTTTCAGTTTCTGAAGATGACGAAGAAGATGGTTTAACTAAACCATTTCAAGATTTAGTAATTAAAGAGGGAACTTTTCAATTTATTCCTGATACTGATAGAGATAGAGATACTATATTTATTTGTGGGGCTGCTGGTTCTGGTAAATCATATTGGGCGGCTCAATATATTAAACAATATTCAAAATATTTAAAAGATTATCCTATTTATTTAATTAGTGAAGGTACTCATGACCCCGCTTTCGAAAAATTAGATATTAAAAGAATTAAAGTTGATGATGAATTTATAACTGACCCAATTCCTTTTACTGATTTTGAGAAATGTTTAGTAATTTTTGATGATATAGATGCCTTCACTGGTAAATTAAAAAAAGCTGTATATGAACTATTAGAAAAGTTATTAAAAAATGCTCGTAAAAATAAAGTAAGTGTAATTATGACATCTCATGGTTGTACTGGTTTAGAATTAAAACCAATTTTAAATGAAGCTGATACTATTGTATTCTTTCCAAGGAATTATAATAGAAGTTTAAAATATTTATTAGAGAATTATGTCGGTTTAACTTCTGAATATATTAAAAAATTATTTAAACATAAAAGTCGTTGGTGTGCTTTTGTAAAAAGTTATCCTAATATTATTTTAATGGAACGCTTTATTACAACATTAAATAATTTACAAGATTTTTAAATATATATAAAAGTTTTTTAATATTAAATATCTAAATATAATATATAATAAAAATGTTTCGTGAAGAACTAGAAAAAATACTAAGAGATAAAGGATTAAGTAATAGTTCAATTGTACTTTATATAAGAAATTTAGAAAGACTTAATAATGATATGCCTATTAAAAATATAAATTTTTTAGGAAATGTAGAAGATATTAAAATGAAATTAAGAGATTATAAACCAAATACTAGAAGAGGGTATTATATATCAATTACAGCCTGTTTAAATGCTATGAAAGATACTATTAAGAAGGCTGAAAAGCTTTATAAAGAATATTATAGATTAATGATTGATGAAGCTAAAAAAATTAAAGAAACACCAACAGAAGAAATGAATGACGCACAAAAAAATAATTGGATTGAATGGAGTGATGTAAAATCAAAATATGAGGAGTTAAATAATTCTGTTGATAAATTTATAAATAATAAACAAATTAATGAACATCAATATAATGATTTATTAAGTTTAATGGTTTTATCTTTATATTATTATAATCCACCAAGAAGAAACCAAGATTATCAAATTATGAATATAGTCAAAAATTATTCTGATGTTCTACCTATTGATACAAATTATTTAAGTTATGACGATAATCAATTTATTTTTAATGTTTTTAAAACTAGTAAAAAAGAAGGACAAATTAAAGTAGATTTTAATAATGATTTAAAAAATATCATAACTAAATATTTAAAATTTCATCCATTAGTAAAAGGTAAAAAGCTAGCCAAAACATCTAATATACCATTTTTAGTTTATTATGATGGTTCAGAGTTAAATGCTGTAAATTCTATTACAAGAATATTAAATAAAATATTTGGAAAGAAAATCGGTTCAAGTATGTTAAGACATATTTATTTAACAAATAAGTACGGTGATTTGTTAAAAGAACAAAAAGATGATGCTGTTAAAATGGGGCATTCTGTTGGAATGCAGAGAGAATATATAAAAGATGAAGGTTCAGATGATGAATAATTAAATTATTTAAATTAAAATAATTTATTTAGTTAAACCATTTCTTAAAGCTTGTAATCTATTCATAAATTTAGGATTTGTTAATTCTTCTTTTTTTTTTTCTTCTATTTCTTTTATATCTTCTTTAGTATAGGATTTAAAAGATTCCTTTGAATCTGTTGATTTAGTTTCATCATCTTGTTTAGTTTCTATTTCTTTATTTTCATCAATAATTTTTATTATTTCTTTTTTTGGTTTAGTTTTTCTAACTTTTACTTTTTTTTCTATTTTATTAACTATTTTATCTTTTTGATTTTCAATATATTCATCTAATTTTTTATTAAGTTCATCTTTTGATTCAACATGAACAGATTCAAGTAATTGAATACGGGCATCGCCATATTTAAGAATTTCAAATGATTCATCA